GATCCCGTACCGGCAAGGAACGCACCGAGGCCCCTCATGTAGGAGTTCTGGGTCGTGGTATCGGGAAGTCCCGAGGCTGTGATGCCGTAGACCTCCACACTCCAGACATCCCGTCCGGAGGTGAAGACATGGCAACTGGTGCACAGCTTGTCCGCCATGATCGCCATCGCAGTACCAACCGCCTGCTCTTCTTTCAGACTCTGATAGACTCGCAGGCAGCGGTTCGTGGCGTCGGCCATGATCGCGTCACGGCTGACGGACATATCCCATCCGCTGGCGTCAGTGCTCACGACCCTTCCGTTAGGGAAGAGGTTCTCAATGTGAGAACCGAGGCGCTGAATGCCATCGTCGTGGTGCCCCATGCCACAAGTGTGGGAGACGACGGCTCCGGACTGGTAGTCGCGAATCTGCTGTTTGTTCATGCCGTGGTTCAGGTACGCCTGAACCATGCAGTCACCCAGCGAGATATTGCAAATGAGACGCCAGGTCTCAGTCCTCACCTTCTTCTCCGTGTGGCCTTCCTCCTTCACGAATAGCTCGACCGGGTCACGAAGACCCAGGTGAACCATCTCCTCGGGTGTCATCGAGGGGAGGGAATCCAGACACGAAGCCCTGGCGAGCAGGCGACCAAACCCGAGCTGGCAGAGCTGGACAGCGTGCTTCTTCACCCACCCTTTCTTGGTGTGGTTGCGGTAGCGTCGCGTCCATCCCGCGCTCGTGTCATCAAAGCCCGCAAAGATCTGCTCGACAGCAGACTCGCCGTACTTCAAGTCCGGGATCGTGCCAGCGTTCATCTTCATGGACATGACCCAAGCATCCGTCATGAACTCCATCATTGGGAGTCCACGCTCGGTGGTTTGCTTTGCGGCCTGCACCGTCATAGAACGTCTGACAGCATTCTCATCGTTAGGGGGGAGGGCGTACACGCCCGTCACCCCGATACTCTCGAGGAACGCAGTCTCTTCCGGGAGGAGCTTGAGAGGCTCCTTCCGGGCTTTCTTGCGATTGGCCCCGTCAGCCTTTCCGACGTGACGGAAGAACGGCTTACCGTCGCCGGCAGGCAGAATCTGGTCAGTCTTCTGATTAGACATGATCAGACTCCGCGTGTGGTCGCGGTAGTGGCGGAACTCCATCATAGGATCGACGATGCTGCTTTTGGGGTTATCCACCAGGCTCGCGTAGGTGAAGCCTGCCGCCTCGATCAGGGCGGAGTGGTCTCCCTCGAAGAGCTTTCGGAAAAGCCTCTGGATATCGTCCGGAGTGGCATCGCACTTCTTCACCATTTCTTGGGGGAAGTATGCCGGGCTCGACGCCGTGGAGGACCACGGGATCTCGCCCTTCAGAAGCCCGGTCATCACCGGCGCATACTGCGGTGCGAAAGACTCGACGGACGCCCTATAGGCTTTCGTAAGTCGCCCTTCTTCGGTATCGTCCCTCGCAGCGACCTGTCGGCCAATGCGGTGGGCGTCCGTTTCGGAGGGAGGAGCAAGATAGTCGTTGTTGACGAAGGCGTGGGGATCTACCTCCTTAGGGGCCTCCATTTCTGAAGGCCGCGCACTTCGTGGGATCTTGTTGGCTGCTTCGTTGAAGTCACCATCAGATCCTGAGCCCCCTTCATCATCGAAGCCCCTGATCTTGCCACGGATATCGCGGTCCTCCTTGTCCCACATCTTGTCGTTGTGGTAGAGGTCCTTGATGCCGTCAGGATTCTCGTCAATGACGAAGTCCTCAAGCTCATCCCACTTGTCGAAGTAGTCCTGCTTGTCCCCCTGGAGGGAGGACTCGTTGAGGACCTTGTCAAGAGTGAGCTTGGTACCGCCACTGATGGTGCCCGTAAGGTGGAGAGACAGCGCAGCGATGCACGCGCCGTGGTTCATTCCACGCTTGTTGTAATCCCCGCAGATGTGCATCCCCACGATGGAGGTGCCTCCAGTGGAGTTGCGGAGGATCACCGGGCTTCCCGAGAAGCCGGGCAAGGTGCTGACCTTGTACGAGATGGTGCCACGCTCTTTCTGCTCAGTAGCGTTGACAACCAGGTCTCCGTAGCTCTCGTAGACGCCTTCTTGGTCAGCTCCATACACACGCACCCTTCCGGATGCTTTGTTGGAAAGCTGACCAGGCTTGATCTGCTTCGAGCCAATCTGGGACCACGTGCTCTGGGGCAGCTCCGCCGAAGCGATGTCTGCACCCGTGAACTCGAACCGGTCACGAGGTGGCACCGTGAAGAGGGTATTCACCCTGACGCGTGCGTTGGAGCCCTGAACCCAGAGCTCCGTGGCAAGGTCTGCCAAGTGGCGAGCGGTGACGAGAGAGTTACCAAACCGCCAACCGATACCGGCCACCGTCTCCCCATCGAAGAGGATGACGAGTCCCTGAGGAAGCTCGTTCGCAGAGATCCGCTTCACAGGGTGGG